AATATGTTTTTCACATGAAAAATCAAATGATAATTGAGTTATATTTAATTTTGCATTTTCAAAAATTTGGTTTTCAATAGAGTCAGATATTATTTTTACACAACTAGCAATGAAATTATTTTTTTCTTCATTAAATATACCTCTTAACATAAACTTTGTAATAATTTTAGAATTAACTATAAATATATTTATAAAAAATATTGATGACTTCATTATAATAATAAATTATATAATTATATGATTTATTATTCAATTTTTTAAACTAATATCTTAGAATTATATATTTCTTCTTGATGATTTTTTAATTTTTCATATTCTTTCTCTATTATTTTTTTAAGTTCAGTTGGATAAAAAGCATCAAAATTACTTGGATATTTCATTTCATTTATATTTTTAACATTTGGATTAATCTTTCTAAGAATATTAAATATAGTAACATGAACATCATATTTTTCTAATGCTTTTCTTAATTCTAACGATGGGTTAATCTTAACTAGATGATTTTGAATTATCTTTTGATTTTCTAAATGAATTAATAATATTTCTTTATCTAGTTCAATTGTAATTCTATTATTTTCACAATCATCTTCATCAATAAAACTATCCACATTCATATTATTAGTCTTAATATATGAGATATCAAGATCATCTTCAAAAATATTATTAAATTTATGTTTTTTACACAATATAGTATATTTATCATTATTGATTTTAATTAGTTTATTCCAAATTGAATTCTCTCTAATTAAATTAGATAAAATAGGATAATAAAATTCTTTCAGTTTATATTCAATATTTTCTAATATTTTCTGTTCTTTTAATTTATTTTTATCAGAATTTTTTTCTATTAAAGTTTTTATAAGATAACCAATGAGACCACACACTGGTGGTAAAATAATAATTTTTAATTGGAGAGAGTCCATCATATTAATTAGATATAGATAAAATTTTATAAAATCAATTAATAACCCCAATCTTTAAATTTATTTATATTTTTAGGATGAAACATAACCATCATTAATTCTTCTAATATAATATTAATCCTTTTTTTTAAATATTTATAATTAGCAGTAAAAATAAAAGGATTTCTATAAAAATTATCAATAAAAAGTATAATATTTTTTTCCTGTATAAAATAATTAATTATATCATTAATATTTTCCTTAATTAATTCAATTGCATCATAATTATGTGACTTTACAATTGCTATCCAATCAAATTCATGAATATCTTTATTATTTAATAACCGTTCTCTAATTAATTTAATAGCATCTGGATTTTTATTATAAGATAGATATTTCCATTTAATTTTATCAGGATTTTTTTTTAATATTGATATTGCATTTTTATTTTTTGATAATTCATACCAATCAATACTATTATCTAGGTTTGATTGTTCTTCATAATTAAAATGTAAAAACTTCCATTTATTTTTATCTAAACCTGTAAAATTTAAAACATCTGGATTTCTATTATTATATAAACTATTCAAGTTTATTTTACTTGGATTATTTTTTAAATAAATTAAAATTTCAGAATTAGGATTTCCTGATAATTCTCTCCATATAATTTTTGATTTTTTTTTAATCATTTCTTTTTTAAGTATTTCTACTGCATTTTCATTTTTTGATAATGCATACCAATTTTGTTTATCTGGATTTTTTTCTAAATATTTAATAGAATTAGAATTTATACTTAATGAATATATATAATATATTTTATAACTATTTTTAATAATTGTTTCATATGGTTCTATCCATTTAGGATACACGTTATAAACTAAATATGATCCACATAATTCAAGTTCCATCTATTAATAATTATATTTTTCTTTATATATAAAAAATTATTATATATTATTTAAATATTTATAAACTTTATATAATATATGTCAACTAATTATTTTATTTTAACTAAAATTAAAAATATTGATACTGGTAATGATGAAGATAATAATGTAATGGTTTTTGATTCAAGAGATGTTCATATTCTTCCACAGAATAATTTAGAATATTATATTAATCATGGATTATTTGAAAAATATTTAATAGATTGGTGTAAACAATATTGTACAAAAGAAACTAATGTTTTAGATATTGGTGCACATACTGGAACATATGCTTTATCATTAGCAGAAATTTCAAATCATGTATATGCTTTTGAACCGCAAAGATTAACTTTCTATGCATTATGTGGTAGTGTTGCATTATCAAATTATCAAAATATTACATGTATTCAGAAAGGTTTAGGTTCACCAGAACAAGAAGGTGAACAAATATTAAAAATTGTAAGTAATGATGGCGGTGGGTCGTCATTACATGCAATTGATGGAATTTTATCAGAAGAAAAGATTGAAGTGATTACATTAGATTCATTAAATTTATCTGATATTGGATTTATTAAAATGGATGTTGAAGATAATGAACTTGATGTATTCAAAGGAGCAAATAAAACTATTAAAAGATGTGGATGTCCAAAGGTAGTGTTTGAATCTAATTCTGATAATCCAGACTTATTTAATTATTTAGTTAGTGAATTTGGATATAATATTATTACAATAAATGGATCTACAAATATGTATTTAGCAACAAAATAAAAAATTGAAAATTTTTAATATTAATATTATTTATAATATTAATATTAAACTGAACTGATAAAAATGAACAAAATTCATATTTGTTTTAATGTTATACTATCAACATTAGTATTATTTCCGCCAATTAAACTTGTTAGTATAATAATAGTTCCTATTGTTTCTGCTATTTTAAATGTGTATGTTAATGATCTTCTTCAAGAAAAAAATAAAAATATTTTTAATTGTATCTTATACAAGGTAATTTTAGATTATATATCATGTATTCTTCAACAACAACTATATTCATCCGATGTTCGGATAATGTATAATAAACTACTAACAAGAATAAACATTGCAAAAATACAATGTGGTGTTCCGATACCAGGTGTTAATTTGAAACAACATCAAGATTTAATTGAAGACTCTTCAAAATTACAAGACTTTTTATTCTTGTTACCTATTTTTTGGTCATCAATTGTTAACTTTTCAATAAGTATTTATATGATGAAAATTGACTCTGTATATCCTGTGCGATTTTTATTTGGATTGTTATGTATAACAATGTGTGGATTTTTAACATATTTAACAGATCCTTCATTATATGAAAATACAAAACCTTTACCAAAATCAGTTATTAAATTTAATGATTCAAACTATGCACAATTAAAAATGTCAATGGGTTGTAATCTTGATGTAAAATTTGAAGAAAATAAACAGAAAATGAGAGATAAACAAAGAAATAAACAAACATACGTTATTATAATAATAAATATTATCATGACATATATCTCTATATCTTCAAATAATATATCTCAATTATTTGCATTCAGTAATATATCTTGGATGATTGGGTGCCTTGCTGATAATATTAAATCAATATATTATTACACTTATATGGATGACTTTATAACATTATGTAAGTGTTTTGAAAAATATAAACTATCATCTGGTAATGAAATAATAAAAAATATTGTTTCTGTATCTTTTGAAGATGTTTCATTTGGATATTATTCAGATTTAATAAAAACATCAACCATTAAAGAAATTATTAAAAATTTTACATATACATTTGATATGGGTTTTATGTATTATATTGAAGCAGAAAATGGTATTGGAAAATCAACAATTATGAGAATGTTTTTATGTAATATTTATAAAGGAAATGTCTTTTTTGGTATGACTAACAGGAAAAAACTAACATTTACAAATATTAGAGAATTTGTTTTCCATCTTGTTCAAGCTTCGGAATATATGCCAAAATTTACAAAAGAAGAAATAAATGAATTTAGAGGAAAAGATCAGTGGTTGATTGATCAATTATTATTAGAAGATCTTTTTGATAAAGATATGGTTGAAATGTCTGGTGGTCAAAAGAAACGAATGTTAATATACATTATTTTGACTTCTAATGCACCAATTATATTACTTGATGAAATTTTTTCAGAATTAAGCACTGAAGATACGCCTGATATTCCTGAAGGTGGTGGATGGTTAACACGTGCAATTCACACAGTTTCAAATTGGAAAGATCGTGATAAAAAAATCATAATTGTTGTAGGTCATGGATTAATTAATTTGATACCAAATAATCAAACTATAATAAAATTAAAGATAGAAAATACTGATAAACAAACTATTCTTGTATCAAGATAATAAATTAATTGGTAGAACCAAAACCATTTGATCCTCTTGTTGTTTCACTTAATCCTCTAACAATATTAACTCTAATTGGTTTGAGATCAGGTGATACAATTTGAAAATATCTTCCAGTCATTAATGTTTCTGAATTTTGAGGATTAAAATTTCTAATTTTTGCTTTAAGATTACCTCTAAATCCAGCATCAATAATTCCAATAGAATTTGCCATTTGGAAAAAAGTATTAGAAATTGAAGATCTTGGAACTAGATAAAAACTAGTAAAAGTATTTGTTTCAATATTAATCATTTCACAATGAATATTAAATTCTACGGTTCCTACATCAAAAGGATCAACAATTACTTGTTGATTATTAAATAGATCTACACCACTATCTCCATCATGGTGGTTAGACAAATTGGTATAATATTCTAATAGAACAGGATCAGAAGGTTCCTTAATATTTAATTGATAAGTAGATTCTTGAAATTGGGACATTATAATATAAATACTTTATGTCAAATAGAATAAATATCAATTTTTTTAAAATATAATTTAAAAATATAATTTTTTTCTAGATAATATTATATTATGAGTTCTAATCATTTAAAATATGATTCTTGTGCATATGCAACATCAATTAAGGAAAGTACAGAACCTCTTGAATATTGGTTATATAAGGGAAAATATGAAACATGTAACGCCTCTAAAGTTGGAGATTTTAGTAATAATATTGATTTATCTTCACGTGCAGAGGTTGAAAGTGAATTATTTGGTTTAAATAGACAAGGAACTGATTGTCCAAGTTTAAAATATGATCCAACAAAACCATATAAAAATCCAATGTTTTCACCTCCGATAATGGGACAAAATATTTATGGGTTAACTCCGTCAAATTTAAAAAATCCAACATCAAATATGTTAAATGAAAATAATTTAGGATCAAATTTATGTTCATTACCATCAAATAATTATATTTTAGAAACTTTTAATGATAATGTTCCATTATCTTTATTATTATCTGGATATAATAATATTAATGATTCAGGTATAGTAATGAATTTAAAAGATAAAGTTGAACCTGGAATTGATTATCAATTATTATTAGATTCTATACTTAATAATAAAACTATGGGTAATCCTTCTGATTATTATAGACGAGATATTACCCCAGAACAAATAAATAATATTAATTCAAAAATTACAAATAAATAATTTAAATTTTAATTAATATTTAAATATTTTTTTTTTCTATATATTGATATATATGAGTTCTAATCATTTAAAATATGATACATGTGCATATGCTACCACAATTAAAGAAAGCACTGAACCACTTGAATATTGGTTATATAAAGGAAAATATGAAACATGTAATTCATGTAAAAATGGAGATTTCAGTAATAATATTGATTTTTCTTCTCGTGCAGATGTTGAAAGTGAATTATTTGGTTTAAATAGACAAGGATCTGATTGTCCAAGTTTAAAATATGATCCATCCAAACCATATAAAAATCCAATGTTTTCACCTCCAATCATGTGTCAAAATATTTATGGACTTACTCCATCAAATTTAATTAATCCAATATCTAATATGTTAAATGAAAATAATTTAGGTACTAATTCATGCACTGTGCAAAAATAAAATTTAGTATAATAAATAATAATATATAAAGAATATATATTATTATTTAAATATGTCTCAAAAATTTCCAGTTATTCTATCATTTGATGTTGGTGTAATCCATTTATCATTTTGTTTATTAACAAAAAAAGAATTTATAAAACCAGATGGAACAAAATATATTGATTGGTGTATACTTGATTGGAATAATATTGATTTAACAAAAAGAGATGATGAAAAATGTGAGTGTGGATTGAAAGCTAGTTTAATACAAGTAGTTGATAATAAACCATTATATTATTGTAAAGTACATGCCAGGAAAATAAATACTGAGGTTCAACCATTTGAAACATATTTTTGTAAATGTGATAAAAATAATAATTGTTGTTATACTGTTAAAGATAAAGTTTGTTCAAGGAAAGCAGGGTTTAATAAATTAAATAATTATTATTGTGGAACACATGCAAAACAAATATTTAAAAGCGAAACAAAATTGACACAATTAAAATCATTTAAAACAAAAAGTTCTAGAACATTAAATTTTGATGATGTTAAATATGATTTAATTATGGTTTTAGAAAGTCATAAAAATTTATTAAATGCGAATTATGTGGTTATTGAAAATCAACCATCTTTCAAAAATCCAAGAATGAAATCTATTGCAACAACATTATATGATTATTATTTAATCAGAGGAATTATTGATAAAGAAATAACAAAATCAAATATTCAACAAGTTAAATTTATGTCACCCTCTAATAAACTTAAGATTGCTAACGATGGAGATACTAAAGAATTGGTTAAAGCAAAGAAAACTACAGAAACAGCTGGTTATAAATTAACAAAAAGTTTAGGAATGAAATATTGTTTAGAATTGATACAACATTTACCAGAATCAATATCACATTTTAAATCATTTAAGAAAAAAGATGATTTAGCAGATTCTTTTTTACAAGGTGCATAT